TCTCTAATACTTCGTTAAGGCTATGATCCCTTCCGTCTAATCCAGGAAATGGAATATGCCCAAAAGTATCTCGTAAAAACTCATAACGGAAACGCATATCTGAGTCGTATACAGTTAATGGGTTATTAAGCCTGCGTTTACGCATCTCATCTTCATCGCCAAAGAGATAGTCATATAAATTAATGAGACTAGTAATTACGCCGTAAAGAGGAGACCCAACTAAACCGTGGAATATGGCACCCATTAAAATAACTTGACTTAGTTTGTGTGCGGCTGAACGACCTTCAGCATCTAGCAATCCTTTATTAATAACAGCGTAACCATTACGTAAAAACCATGAACTCATAAATGCGGAGTAAGTTTTAAATTGTAAAACTGTTTTACCTACAGCATTACGCCAGCTACGGGGGCGCTGTGGTGCATCGTATCGACCTAGTAGTTCTTGAGTATTTATAACTGCTTTTTGTACTGCTTCTTCAAAGTTACCAGTCTTTTCAAACTCTAACTCAAAACTCATACCAAAGGTAATCTCACGGCTAATACGCTCAGAGCCATTTAACAAAGCAGTAATAAGGCGATATGTTGTTTGCCCAGTACGACGAAGCACACTTTCGCCAACGGCAGTAGGAGTTTTGTTTGCACCTGTTAACACCGAAGTATTAGTCAGGCTAAACATGTTGTACTTGTCTATAGCGTATTGATACGCACGACGTAGGTTTTCATTACTACGTGCAATGTCAGACGATACAAAAGACGGTGCTGTATAAGTAGTTTCTCCAGTATCTGGGTCTACATTAGTAATACCAATAGACTTCCACAATGCCATGTACTTAGTAAGTTTGGCAGCAGATTTACCGTACCCATACTGGTCGTTAAGGGTTGGCATAACCATATTAGGCACAGCTAGCATTTGCACAGCAGCAGTAGCAGCACTGGTTAGAAGCATTAAGTACGAAATCTGATTAATTTTATTAACCCAAGGGCTATCTTCAGGAGGATTAATCTCATCTTCAGCCCGTGCAGCTATTTCGTTTATAAATATCTCAAGGCGCCCCCGCTCATTAGATGGCATGCCTTCAAGAGTATCTCGTGCACGTTGTATTTCATTGCGCAAAGCGCTACCGTACTTAAGTTTAGCTAGCTGATTGGAGTATTTAGTACCTGAATCTTTTAAGTTACGCAGAATGTCAGAGCTAAAACCAGTAATTTTCTCAGCGTGTAAGAACTGTTTACGGAAACTACGCTCAGGCATGCTCATCAAATACACTTGATACAGCTGGTCTTTTAAGTCTTCCGTAAAAGCATTTACGTTACCTGGGGCTAGTTTAGATGTGTCTGCTCCGTCAATAGCCTCAAACATTTCTTTGAGCATCTGGCTATCGCCTTGGAATGCGCCACGTAAGGCACGGATGTCATCACCCTGACTAAAGATTTTGTTATCGTTCTTATCTACACCCAATTCACGGGCACGTTTGGCTTTAAAAGCATTGCGATCTACACCGCTTTCAAACAGATAGAACTCCCGTCCTTTTGGTCCTTGTACGTTTAAATAGTATTGACCACGGCGGGTAAATGGGAAGTAGTCTTCGGGCAAAGACGTAAACGTTGCTTCTATAGACTCGGTGCCATCTTCTAAAATTATGGTTTCGGGTTCTTTGTTAGATACGCTACGCTCGTGCATCATGCGCACTGACTTAAGTAGCTTGGCTTTATCTGCAGCGTCTATAGGTAGTTGGTTAATCTGGTCATCTAAGAGTCTGCGGGTTAAGTTGTACATGTCCTGGTAATACTCTTGGACCATTTTGTACATATCATGCCCACCTTTTTGCTTACCTAGGGCATCCCATTTATCGTATACGGCATTAATCTGGTTAATACGTTGGGTAAGCTGACCTTTAAATGCGGGTAGCTTAGTAGGATCTGTATTGGGGTCAGCAATTATGGCTTCGTATTTTTTGACTAAGGGGTCATTCTTTGCATACTCTGTAGCATTAGGATATTTAGCAGGGCTAACTTTCTTTAAACGAGCCAAATGCATTGCATCACTTAATGCTTCAGAACCATTCTTGCTAGTAAACTTAGCTAGAGCTTCGGCTTTTTTAGCTACGGCAGTCATCAGCCTCATACGCATGGCTGATACTTCTTGCATCATTTGATCGGTTGAAACTAATGCTGGTATCTCATCGCCTACCCAACGCACAATATCTGATGTGGGTAGGTTGTATATTAGTTTGGCAATAAAGTCATTACCTAATGCATCCCGTCTTGCTTCTAGCAAATCTAAGAAACCTTGAAAGCCATGGTTCTTTATCATGTCACCAACAAGCTTTTCGGTCTCGGTGGACGACTTAGATAAACGTAACTTTTCTAGATCAGTATCAATGTTCTTATTTTGTTTCTTAGCCAACGCTGCTTCAGATCTAGTAACCTTGGGTTGAGTAAACTTAGCAGATAACAGCTTATCCGTAACGATAATAAGGTCCTGCATTGCTGAGTCGTAGTTCTCCGCCATATTGAACATCTTGCGAATGGCTTGCACAAACGGGGTAAATAACCTGTCAATTATGGTTGATTGAATTCCAACTATCTGCCCTGGAGACTGCAAAAGAAACTCTTGCATTGCTGGATTAGACATACCATAAGCTATAAATTCTTTAATATCAGTAAATGCGTTAGCTCTAGCTAAGGCGTCTACACGAGCATCTGTTTTACCTAATGCTTGTAGTGCGGTGTACATTCTGCCAGCACTCTTCATAACCGCATTAAGTTGTTCTACGGCTTCAGCTAAAGACTCTTCAGGTTGACGCCCTGCTTCTACATCGTCTAAATATTTGTTAATACGGTCAATGGTTGCACCGTGTAAAGCCTCATGTAGGAATACAGTATTGTTTAAGCCACCGTCTTCAGCTAGGTAAATAACCCCCTCGGAGTACATACCAGCAGCGCCTTCAAACTGCGAACGTAAATAGTTGCTAGGTAAATCCGCAGGAGAACGGACAATTACAACTCGCATCGTGCGGACAAACGGCATCAAACGTCTAGCCAGAGTGCGCTCAAAAACGTTACCGTTTTTAGTTAGCCAAGATAGTGCATTAGCTGCGGTTTTAAAACCTGTATACACAGTGTTCTCATTGCCATCTGTAGCTTCTAAAAGCTCAGAGCGAGCAGTCTTGCTACGTAGTTCATAGCGTTCTTTAGCTAGTTGACGCTCCTGTGGAGTAGCGGTATCTAGGATAGCCTGACCAATAGTGCCAGCTTTATTCTCTTTAGTAGAACCTTGAACAGCTAGAGCATACGCATCCTCTAGGGCTTGGCGACGACGCTCATTAAAGTCTCTCTCACCTTCAGTAAGGTCTTCTATAGTTTCAAACTTGGTTGGATCAAACTGCTCTTGACTAATCTTCTGTAACTTCTCGGCAGTGCGTATAACCTGTTTACCAGCGGCTTGTTGAGCTCTACGTTCTGCAGTTTTAGCAGCAGCTTCTGCTTCCGTAAGGGCTGCTTTTGGTCGACCACGAGGTTTGCCACGGGTAACTGGGGTAGTTAGAGTGGTTGGAGCAGTTGGAGCAGTTGGAGCAGTTGAAGCAGTTGGAGCAGTTGGAGCAGTTGGAGCAGTTGGAGCAGTTGGAGCAGTTGGAGCAGTTGAAGCAGTTGGAGCAGTTGGAGCAGTTGGAGCAGTTGGAGCAGTTGGAGCAGTTGGAGCAGTTGGAGTGGCTAGAGTAGTTGGAACACTAAGCGTAATTGTTTGTTGCCCAAAAGCAAAGCCGTCTTCATAGGCTTTCTTTTCTTTGCCTTTCATGTCTGCTGCAAACTTAGCCCCATCAAACCCTTGGGCGGCATCATAAGCACCAAGAGAATAAGCTTTTATTTGTTTTTGAACTGCGGGTGTAGCAAAACCATAAGCAATAGTTCCATCTGGATTTTCTGTTTTAGGAACATTAAATATATTAAGGGCTTCTGTATTTGCTTGATTTCTAACTTGTGCAGGTGTTAATGCACTGAGTTCAGTTCCTTCTCCGCCTCCAACAGTAGTAGTAGTCGTGCCAGTTGTTGCCAGGTCTCCTCCGGTAGTGTCAGTAACTCCCGTGTCGGTTTCGATTGGTTTGCCAGGCACAGAAATGCCTCGTTGATCTGCTCCACCGATAATTGATTGATCTCCACGTCCCGCCTCCACAAAGTCTTGTTTAGCTTGGTTTAAAGCTTCGTCATAGGTTAGTCCTGAATCACGATAACGAGTAACCAAGGCTGTAAATTCATCTGCCTCTGGTGTTTTAGGTGTAACAAATTGAGCTATTCTTTCTTTGATTGAATCAACAACATTACCTAGATTCTCTTTGGTAGAGTCAAGAATAGATTTAGTAGCCTCTTGTTCAATCTCTTGCCGGACTTCGGGCGGTGCAAAGCTAAACCCTTTATCTGCAAGCACTGTTGCCATGGCGTCTTTGTACTCATTATCAGCCGCACGTTTTTTGTAGATCTCAGATTGTCCTTGAGCTACTTTCAAACCTGTACTAATTGTAGTACCACCAAGACCTCCAGCAGCCTCAGCAGCGGCGGCATTAATAACTGCCTTAATGTTTTCTTCTGAAAATACGTCCCCTGTTTGCTCGCCTAAAACACGTTTACCACCAATTTGAACGGCTTCTTGCGCACCACCAGTAAGACCCTCTTCAACAATGTCTCTAGGCGCTCCTTTAATACCTGCTTTTAGTCCTTCTTTTTTAGTAAGGTACTTAACACCTTCTTTACCTGCTCTAGCACGTAGAATAGAACCTACAGGACCAAACATATCTAGCGCACCAGACGCTAAACCAATTGCTACTGTAGTGTCAGAAGTATCTCTAATGTATTTTTCTATTTCATTTGCTTGCTGTTCAGGAGGCAAATCTTTAACTTTGTTTTGAATAAACTCAAGTCGATTACCAACGGTTTCCCCTACACCCATGGCTGTGCCAAGAGCCAGTGCACCTGGAGTACCTGTAGTTACTGCGGCTAACATAATAGGCGCAAGCTGCACAACGCCAGAACCTACGTTAAAAGCAAGCCAGTTCCCAAAGTCTTTAACCGTACTTACATCTGTAATGTCAGGAGTTACACCCTTAACTTTTTCAGCCTCAGCTTGATATTGTTTAAATAAAGCTAATGACTCCTGTACAAATCCTTGGCGCTTGTCAATGATGCCTTGCTGGTTTTGTTTCATTTGCTCCCTTGCTTCGGGAGATTTAGCAGCTAGATACATTCTTACTTGGTCTTTTGGTAGCCCAAGACCTTCAGCATCAGCAAGAGAAGTTATCTTTCCTTCATCAATCTGTTTGTACACATCAAGGTTTTTAATTGCACTACCAACAAAGTTGGCATCTTTAAGAAGGTTGACTCCAGTAGCCATGGATTTAACACCAATGACACCAGAGGGTATGCCTTTTTCTATAAACTCACGCCCCATAGCAAGTTCAGATGGAGGTTTAGGTTGTGCTGCAACTGTAGGAGCAACAAGTTCAGGGGTAGGGGGCGCTACTCCCGTTTGTTCTTCTGGACTAATTATGGGTGCAACTTCTGTTGCTGGTGCTACTGTAGGGGCGGCTTTAGGAGCAGCTTTAGGCACATCAAGAACTTGCCATTCATTATTAATTAAAAACGCACGTTGTCCAGTTTCAGGATTGGTTGCTGTTTCGCTAGGTGGTACCCACTTGTTATCAACAAGAAATAACTTTTCCCCTGTATTGGGGTTAGTAGCGCTTTCATAAGCCATAGTTATATTTAAGTTTTATCTGGTTTAAATCCTGGGGGCAAAGCAGGTTTTCCAGCGCTATCTTTACTTGGAGCAGGAGTTGTACCCTTTGTTGCATATCTAGTACGAATCTTTTCTTTTTCGGCATCAATTTTTTGTTGTAACGCCGCACGTTCTGGCGCATCTGCTTTATATTGACGCTGTTCTCTACGCCACTCTCTAATATCTTTGTTTTCTCTAATTTCTTTATCAGCCTGCGTTTCTTTAGTAGTAGCTACTTGTTCTCCTGCAACGCCCACACGTGCCATTTGTGCTTGCTGCATTTTAGTTAAGTAGTCATTTCTACCCTCAAGAAGAATAATTTCTTCAGGTCTATTGTCGTTGTTAGCTCTTGCGTTTGCTAGAAAGGCTCTTGCATGGTTTTCTGCTTTATCCGCTATAGAAGCTCTTGTACCTGCAACTCTTTCTTTGCTAAAGCGATCTTCGGCTTTCTCAAACATTGCATTGCCACCAGTAATATCACCTAGCTTCATTAGGCGCTCACCTTCAGCAACTTCAGCCATACCTTTAGCAATGTCACTTTCACGCCCTCTAAGAGTATCTTCACGAGCAATCATTCCTGGCAATGCACGTTTTCCTGCTTGAAGCCCTGCTTGAAGTAAACCACCGGGTTGAGTGCCTAATTCAAGACCAAAGTTTAATAAGTCATATCCGGCTTTACGTTTTCTATCTTCTGCTAAATCAGCCTGTTGTTTAGCGTAAAGATTAGCAAGACTTGCTTTAGGTACACCTACACCAGCATCTTCACGCTGTTGTTTAAAAAACTCTGCGTATCTTTGACGAGCAGTAAATTCTTTTTGTAGGCGATCTGCTTCGTCCTCATCTAAGTCTACTTGGCTACCACCGGGACCAGCAAAAGCTACAATGCCACCACTGGCAGCATTTAGCATATCCATAGACCCAGCAGGTGCGGCAGGTAGACCAGCTCGTTCCGTAACAGGAGTGGGTAGACCACGTTGTTGATCTTGTGCAATAGACTGTTGGGCTTGTGCTTCAGCTTGCTCTCTAATTTTTTGCTCTTGTAGTATCTGTATTGCCATAGCACGAATTTCTTCGCTAGGACTAGTTTGCGCAACACGTGCTAACTCGTCAGCTCCCATCATTTCTAATTTGGAACGAATGCCACGAACTACTGAGCTATCTGGATTAGCCTGAACCATCCCTCTATTAGCGTAGCCTGCAACGCCACCAGCGGCTAAGCCTCTGATAGTTCCCCCCTCTGCAAACAAACCAGCTTGTCTAGCACCAGCCGCACCAGCCAAAACGCCAAGACCTTGATTAAGCGTTGAAGGTTGAGCTTGATAAGACTGCGTAGTAGTTGCTTGCATGGGTAGACCACGCAACATGTTTGACATAAAGCCAAGCTGCATAAGTGGGTACTGCTGTTGTGTAGCGTAGTCTTGAATAGCTTGATTAATCTTAGCTTGCTCAAGGGCTTGTTGCTCTTTACCCATTTGGGATTGCATACCAATAATGTCTCTTTGTGCACCAAGCTGTTGACCGCCTAACTGACCTAAAGCACCAGCCGCCTGTGTAGCCTGACCTAAACCAGATAGCCCATACTGCCCCGCACCAATAGCCCCTTGAACACCTTGCATACCTGCTTGTGCTCCTTGCATACCCTGTGCGGTTCCTGCTAACCCTAATTGACCCGCAGCTTGTTGAGCTCCCACACCTTGAAGTCCATATCCTGCGCCTTGCATACCTTGTCCAAGAAACTGACCAGCTTGACCTAAACCAGCCATACGGGCTTGTTGTCCTTGAAGAGCCGTGCCAAGACCTGATAATCCAACACCAGCACCTTGCATACCAAGTCCATAAAGTTGACCCGCTTGACCCAAAGATGATAGCGCACCCTGTTGCCCAGCCAAAGCCTGCTGTGTTCCTGATAGACCTAATTGACCAGCACCTAATGCTTGACCTAAGCCAGCTTGTGCACCTTGTAGTCCTTGTTGATATGCCGACAGACCAGCTAAACGACCCTGTTGACCTTGCATAGCAGTACCAAGACCAGCTAAACCTTGACCAACTCCTTGCATACCTAAACCAAGACCGCCGTATCCTGCCTGTAAACCTTGTAAACCTAGGTTAGCCCCAAACTGTTGTTGGCGTTGGGCATCTTCAAATGCTTTTTGTGATCCAGTAGCAGCAATACCTTGCAGTTGGCTACCTAACGCACGTTCTGCTTCAGCTTCTACAATAGCTTGACGACTACCACCAAAGGCGCCTTTACCAACAGCTTGGGCACCACGCATTCCTCGGCCAATATTAAAATCACGCAATGCTTGAGATTTTTGATAGTCCACTACATTTTGCATGTAAGGCGACATATATGCTTGAGTTGCATACGGATCAGTAGCTTGACGGGCAAATTGTTCGCCAGCACCAAAACCTTGTTCAGCAGCCATAGCACCACGACCACCATAGCCAGCGCCCATAGCGCCATACCCTAAACCTTGAGAACCAATTGCCCCCATTTCTTCGCCAGCCCGTAAACCAAGACGACCCGCCGTAGCCCCTTGCTGACCATACCGCATAGCTTGACGAGCCACATCACCTGCTAAGGCCCCTGCTCCAGCCCCACCAGCGGCACCAATATCAGCCATTGCTTGACCATAAGTCTGAGCAACGGGAGCTAAACCAGCAGCGCCAGCGCCATACCCAGAACCAAGAGCGCCGTAACCAAGACCACCCATACCGATGTCAGCGGCTTGTTGACCATAGGCTTGTGCAGTTGGAGCCATTCCTGCAGCTTGAGCGCCATAGCCAGCACCCATACCGCCATACATTCCAGCTTGTCTTCCAGTTTGCTGTGCTCTTTGTAATGCTTGTTGGGCACCCATGCCGCCGTACATTTGCCCTGTTGCACCATAACCAAGGGCTTCAGATCCTAAAGCTCCAGCTCCTTGCGCAGCGCTTAATGCGCCCATACCAGCAGCACCAGCTAAACCAGAAGCTTGACCAAATTGACCTGGAACTTGCAACTGCCCAGTAGCTTGTTGAGCTTGTTGTTGCATTGGGCTAAAGCCCGCAAAGTAGTTATTTACATCAGTACTATAGGGTTTATATCCTCTAAACCCAGTAATGTCATAACCACCCTCTGCAGTTGGAGTGCCTTCAAATAATTGTTTCTGGGTAGCACCCAGCATTGTGGTTACGTACGGTTTTGCATACTCAGGGAGATTAGTATTGTAAGTAGTTGACTGTTGGGGTCCACCGCCACCGCCACCACCTCCGCCATAAATGCGTCCACCGCCAACTTTTTTAACGGTAACGGAATCTCCTAGGGGTTCCCCTAGGGCATATAACTGGCGGCGTGAATAATTCATAATTTTCCCTTACAACATCTTAGTAAATATTTTATCTGTATGTTTGTACCCTAAATACTCAAACAATTTAGAATTGTCTAAATGTACTTTAGTGTGCATTACAATCCTATTTACTCCACGTTCTTTTAAAACTTGTTCAGCGTACTGAAACAACCTAATTCCTACTCGACCTTTTCTGTATTCTTTTTTAACAAAATATAAATCTTCAAAAGCCGTCAAACAATTTTTGTAGTGTAAATGAGGTTGGATGTAAAAAATAATATATCCAATTAATTCACCATCCGCCCTACAAATAATAGTTCTTAATAAACCTGCTTCCCCCATTTGCCTATAGGCATCGTAGTTTGGATTAGCAGGATAATCTTTTGTTACACATAACTCATCATAATGCTCAGGAAATAATTTTTCAAACTCTGGTATAAAGTCAAGCCCATTGACGTCTTCATATACAAGTGTTGTCATGCGGGCATATATCTAGCAGTTTTAACTGCAGGAGCTTGTTTCTTTTTACCAGTACGAGCTTTGCGAATTCTGTCCATCATGCCGTATAACTTCTTAGCACCAGCATCCGTAGAGCCATTACCTAAATGCGATACAACATCAGCCGGGACAACAAACTCTCCATCAGCCAACCGTGCTGGTTGTTTTCCAGAAATAGAAGCAGGGATAGAATCAGACATACCATCCCCAGGTCCTTTAAGCATTCTTCCACCATCGGAATAACCTCCTAGGTTGTAACGCATAGTGCCACCAGCAGCGGCTTCGGTAGTGTCTTTAGAAATACCGCTTATATCGCCTAGACCCTTAATAGCAGTCTTAGGGAGAGCTATAGGCTTAATACCAGCACCTTTACCAGCTTTGCCTAAACGAATCATAGCGGCAGTCAGCGCATCTTTTCTTGCTGTATCTACGTCAGTATCTCTAAAAATACCAGTGCGGGGAATGCTAACGCCTTCTGGTAAATGACTCATTTGTTGTTGCTCTTGTCGGTTTATATAATCTTGTAACACATTAACCTGACCCTTACTTTTATACCGAGCAATACCACCAGCTGCCATTAGCATTGGGCTAGAGCGCTCATAGGCGGGGGTTTCCGTCATTAATTCAGCACTTACTGGGCGCTGGGTAGGGGTGGCATACTGGGTCTTATCAATCATACCCTGGGGGTACATACCACCTTGGGGGTTCATAGCCGTGTTCATCATAGACATACGCTCTACAGGACCACCACCACCTTGTAATTGCATAATACCGCCTTCGGCTGCATATTGAGCTTGATAGTATGGGTTTGGTCTTGGAGCCTCGTAAGCTTGGTAGTTGGGGCTCATACGGAAGCCTTTTAGATACCTATCGTACTCATCCTCGGTATAACCAGCAGGTGGCTTTTGATCTTGTGTTAGGGCGGGTAAAAGTGCACCACCTAGTGTAAGAGCGTTGTCTTTAACAAACGAACCAGCAGCGCTTGGGCTACTAAATACTTCTCCTATACCTCTACTTATATTACCTGTTGTAGTAGCCCCCATAGCACCTTGAGCTCTACCAGCGGCACTAATAACATCAGTAGGAACGGCGCCAGGGGCATTTAATGCACTTTGATATTGCTGTAAAGTTTCTGGAGTTAATTTAGGAAAATTTTGTACGTTTAAGTAATTTTGAGCTGACTCAATACCACTAGGAGGTGGCACAGACGGCACTGAACCTAAAAAAGGATCTGTATAAGTTGCTGCATCTAGTCCTGATGTAACTGCTTGTCGTTGAGTTTCGTTAAACGCATTTAAAGCAGCGTCACCCCCTTGAGTTGCTAAAGCTTCTCCACCTAAAGCCCCTAGACTGCTAGTTAACCCAGCACCCCCAAAAGCACCTAAACCAGCCATAAGACCTTTAGTAATACTACCCGTGGCTAAACCATAACCACCACCAACCAGCAAAGCCGCCATAGGTGCACCTACGCCAGTAGCCGCAAGGGCTGCACCTGCTAATGTAGGGAGAAGCCTTTTTAAGAAACCCGCTTCTGCTAAACCTGTATTGGGGTTAATTGTGAGCGAACCACCGTGCGCCAAAGCTAAAGCCTGAAGACCTTTTATCTCACCCTTAGTCATATGGACTAATTCGGTGTCACCCCCACGACCATAGGAGGCTAAATGTTGGGCTGCTGCATGGCTCATAAGAACCTCACGGGGTTGAATTGATTGAAGTTTATCATGTTGTCAGACAGTTGTAACCGTTACAGTACCAACTCTTCCTATTGTTTTTACGCCTGTTAAGAAAATCAAAGGCTCTCCAAGGGCATTTACCCAATCTGAACCATTCCAATAGATTGGATACCCAAGGCTTGTATCAAAGTAATACTGTCCAACCTGTAAATTTTCCGTGGGTCTATTTGCCGTGGTACCTGAAGCGGGCACTGTTACGTTTTGAGTAAAGTTGTCAATTTGATTGAAATACAAGCGTAAGGCGTTATTAAGTTGATCTATGTAGCGCTGTTGATATTCTGTAGGCGCAATTAATAAATTAGGTGCTTTAGAAGGACGGAGTGGGGTAACAGCCATTAACGTCTTCCGTCATTGCGTATATCAATCCGTGGGCTACCTAACTGCCAAGCTACGCCTAAGTCGGTAGACGTAATCCTAAATGCCATTTGGCGTCCACGAAGTCTGGTATATACCTGTCCATCAAATAACTGCACGTCATAATTGCGTTGACCTGTATAGTTTTGATCGCTTTGCACATCGGGCGAATCCGCTATTCCGTAAGGAGCACCAGAGTTTCTGCGTGGGCGAACGGTCATTACTACCTTGGGTTCATTTACATTAGAGCCGTTAAACGTAATGTCTGGCAGGATGCGCCATACAAAACCAAAGTTATGTCCATCACCAATGTCAAAATCCGAAGACTGAATAAACGCCTCAATCGGTATTGGAGTTAACCCTGATACGTCATCTACGTTGGCTTCGTGAAACAAAATTTTATTGCCTTCGGGGTACGCAGCCATCGGGTATTGCCGTAATGGGGAATCAAGCCATGCAGTACGACTCATGGTGCCATACGACCAAACCCGCTCAAGGTAGTTGTAAATTACGTACTTATCAATCTGATTGCTATTTTCTGAGCAGTAGAACCACCAGACTTCACTGTACCGTTCATTTGAACCAGCAAATACTTGAAACGATTGGTCAATATTAATATCTTCAAATACGTATTTCCACAGAGTGCACGGCAGTGTTTCTACACGACCTGTGTATGAGAAGAATTTATCCACGCCCATCCAATAAGTCACGTTGTTAATAGTAATAGTAGCGTTAGGCCCCATTACAGAAATGTTGTCTTGTAATAACTGAAAGCCCCAGACGTAGGGCGGTCCTAAATACTGCATAGAATAAATAGCGGCATCAGACCAAACTAGAATCTCCTGACGTGTAGATTCCGCACACATAATGAAAGAACCAATATTGAGACGGAATTCGCCTGACTGGTTAGTAGCTGCTGGAACCCAGTCAAATGGGTTTTCTTGGTCTGACCAACGTACTAAAAGAGGATCAAAGGTTGTATTAGCATTAGTAGGGTCATATGGGTTAGCCCCAAAACAAATAGCAAAACGCTGAATTGAGGAACCAATAATTTGATTGGTTGTGTTGGGTACAAATTGCCCTGCAAAGCCTGCGTTAGTTGATGCGGTATTAAGTAAAAGTGCCCGTACGCTAATACCTGTAGTGGCATCCCAATAATAAATAGCGCCACCACGAGGAGCAATAAGAAGGTCTTCACCAAAGTTATCATTTGTCCAAAGGCGTAACTGCTGACCAATACCTACATCCGCCGCAGCGCCCCAACCCCGTACAGGAGCAACAGGAGTAGAAACAACAACGGTTCCACCAGTTGGGCCATTATTAGAAGTAGTGTATGTATTACCACCAATAACCGTTGAAAAGGTATAAGCATTGGCGTTCACTACAGTAATTGGCAGCGCTTTAATAAATGGGGTAGACGCTATACCGCAAACGTTACCAGATATGCTGTTAAAGTAAACCGAATTGCCGTTAGAAAGACCGTGGGCAGTCTGAGTTACAGTTACGCTAGTGCCAGGACTTGTACAAGCAAATGGGTCAGTAAGTGAAGTTTGGATATAAGTAGGCCATGTGCCTGCACCCCAGCCAGTACCCTGAATAAAAACATCTAGTCCCGTTTGTATTTGGAACGCCATAGTAATCGTGTTTCCACCACCAGAGCCAGTAGAGTTTGCTACATTTGCTACGGTAAAACTAAATTGGGTTGTATCAATATAGGTAATCTGGTGTTCTTGATTTAAATCTGCGGCAGTAATTGATCCAATTGCGTTAGCGCCCGTTACAGTAACAAAGTCATTTGTTAGACCTCCGTAACCAGTTAAAGTTACAGTTACAACGTTTGAACCGTTTGTAGTAGCAATGCAGTTCACTGTGTTTGGAGATGAATTTGCCGTAAAAGTAACTCGAATTGGGGTTACATCGTTATAGTCACCACCTTGCTCAATATAGTATTTAAGATTAGTACCAACACCCAGTAAATTGGCACCGTTTAAAGTAGCCCAGTTCCACAGCGCACGAGCAATACCTAAAAAGGTTTCATTAGATAGCCGAATCCAACCACCAATTTTTTCAGGAAAACCAGAACGAAAACGTACCTTGTCACAGGCATACCAACCGCCCTCATTGGAGTAGTCAGTACTTTCTCTGTTAACACCTGGCCTAAATTGTAATTTTTGTAATGGCATACGGGTTTACCCTAAGATAAGAACAATGCTCGTTCGTCGTTTCTACGAGTAACTAAGCCTTTCAGTACTTTACCGCCAGCCAGCGTATATTTCAAGAACTCTTCTGCCGCCCCTTCCATTTCGCCCCGAAGAACCTTTTGACGGAGGGTGCTGCGCTGTAATGCTCCCAGACCAATATTGAAGCTAAAAGATATAAGAGCATCGAACTGACCTTGAGTGAGCTTAACGGGACAGTAGCGTTCAACACCTCGCTCAAAGCGATTAAGATCGTCTCTAAGAATGTCATCTACTTCCTCCATCGAAAAGGTACGGTCATCTTTGTACTCCAGTGGGTAGGCATCCCGCTCGTCTATCTTTAAAGCACCTTGCCGTGGGTAGAGTACATGCCCAACACCAATCGTCCACAATTTTGCGGGACAGCGATATGGACGTTGACGGACACCCTCGTGGTGTTTAATCATTTTGATTGCTTTATCACTTACTTTCATTTCTTACTAAATGCCTGAGTCCCGAACCAGAAAGCAATAATGGACGCCAAAATCTGCATCTCATCTGCATCAAACACCATTGGAATAGCCTCGGCAAACGCTACACCGCTAGACCATGCCCACCAGATAGACGCTACATCTACAATGATTAATAGGAAAACAAATAGGTAGGTTACGACAGGGCGTACAGAGGCTCGTAGGTTAATGATCCATTGGCTTGCACCTTTACCGATTTCTATATCGTGGTTGTACATGGCGGTGCGTTCTTGGGCTTGAGTCTCCATCTGGACTTGTTCTGTCCTGATCTCTTCGATACGGGCTTGGGCTATATAACCTCTCTCTAGCATCTGGAGTTCTCTCTCCGTTTGCATCTTGGCTAGTTCTAATTCGTGCTTTTTATCTGCCTTGTCTTGGAAGAAGTCCAGTAGTTTAGGCAGACCCCCCATGAGGAAGGACAGCGCTGTAGATATTAGGGTAAACATTATTTCTTACTCCTTGATAACATGGTTGCAGCAATAAAAAGCATTGCTTTAGTTTGCTCTAAATTGGCTGGGGGTTTATCCCAACCAACGGTAATCTGCCCTACAAACCTACTGGGGTCTGGCGGTACACTAATTCTACATCCAAAGGTCATCCCTTTTTCAATATACCAAAGCCCAATTTCTGATTGTGCCGCTTTGTATTCACCGCAAGGTACATTACCAGCCATTAAAGATACTACATCTTGGTTATTTGCTTGATTAGAAGTAAACAACCCTACATCTAGCCCATCATTCGTTTTATCCCGACCAGTCTTTGTATAGGCACGATACTGTACTCTAGTGTCAAACAAAGGATTTACTTTAAATATTGCTACTACAGTTGCATCAGTCGTTTTAAATAAATGAACTGCAGCATCATCTACTCTATCTTCAACAATACTAGGTAGCTTCTGACTCTCTTTATAAGTGCCAACAATTAGTTCCTGATTGTCATAAATAATATAACCGCCAAACGCCAACACCGCCATCAAAATAACTGCAAACAGCTTAAATGGGGAGTCTACATACGCCAGTACTTTAGATAAGGCATCGTCTGGTTTTTTTATCACTTTTTACCACCCCATACAATAAAATAAGCAATCCAGCCTGCAGCCAAAAAGCACCAAAACTGCACCCATTTAACCTTTGATAACTCGGCATCAAAGTATTTTCTGTCTTCCTTCTCAAGCCGTTCAATCTCGGTCTTGATGTCTATTAGCTTCTGCCACTCTTTAGTACCGTACTTCTTAACAAAATCTACCCTTAGTTTGTACTCCTCATCCGTGATTTGTTTACGGTGTTTGTACTCCTCAAGGGCTTTAAATATCGCCCGTTCCTTCTTTAACTCTGCTTCCCTGCGCTCACGGATTCTTGCATTTGCCCGTTCTTTTGCTACATCTACTGCTTCCTTCTGTACTTCTTCAATGTTCTTGCCAATCTCCCGACCAGCTTCCCTGCCCGTTTTAATTCCTTCGCTGATCCCCTTGGCACCAGCCGATAAACCCAGTTCGTCTGACATATCTCACTGTTCTTTGCCTCAAAGAGTAGAACCACCAAACGACATATTGGCAACCACGATAGCTACGTGTTGCTCTGGTTCTTCAAGGCTATGCCCACAATCACTGCACATCTTGGCAGCTAACTCAGCCTCAGAAACGTCGTACCCACAATTAGGGCAGTAAATTTCAATAGTATGGCGTGGCTTAAATTCGCCGTCTTCGATTGAGTCTTGAATTTCTTTAATCATTTCCTCTCCTTAAACCTGTGGTTGTGCTGGTTGCTGTGGCATGCCCGTTTTAATTCCTTCGCTGATCCCCTTGGCACCAGCCGATAAACCCAGTTCGTCTGACATGATTCACTATTTGCACCTTATACTTTAGGGTACTTTAAAACTCATTACAACTGTATTGCTGATGCAAAAAAGTTTCTAAATACAAAACCACCTCCTGTAGTATCTGCTCTAAATTGAAGAGTTGTAGCGGTTGTCGGTGTTAAATAAACTGTTATTGTTCCAGAAGGAGCTACCTGAAAGTTAACGCTTACGTTAGAAAAGAATGTATAGGTTTCTGTTAAAGATCCTAAACCCCATTGAAAAGTTCCTGAAATTGTAGCTAATGCATTATTCAGACTAGAAAAACTAAGGGTTAATAAAATAGGTCTATTTGTGCCTGACACTGAAATTGAATGGGTGGTATCCATAGCATAGCCCTGTTGTGTAATTACCGTAGGCGCAGCTGCAGCTGTTGAAGTCCAAGTGGTACCATTAGAAGTTAAGACGTTGCCTGACGTGCCAGGAGCTACCATGTTAGCGTTTAAAGCAGAAGTGCCATTACCTAAAACAACGCTATTTGCAGTAAATGTAGAAGCCCCTGTGCCGCCATCAGCTACGGTTAAATCTGTAATGCCTGTTATTGTCCCGCCCGTAATAGCTACGGCATTGGCGTTCTGGGTTGACATTGTGCCAAGAGTGCCTGTTGCGGCAGTCACAAAAGCTGTGGTTGCTAGTTGAGTTGTATTTGTCCCTGGAGCCGCTGTTGGACCTGATGGGATACCTGTAAATGTTGGGCTTGCGCTTAATACAACGTTTCCACTACCAGTTGATGAAGTAACACCTGTACCACCATTAGCTACAGCGATTGTGGTTGCGTTCCATGTACCTGCAACTAATGTGCCGACACCTGTAATACCTGTATACGACCCCGATATACGAGCTGTGGCTACCGTGCCAGAGCTTATGTTAGAAGCATTAATTGCTGTAAGAGCAACCCCGTTACCAGATATAGTCGTAAAAGTTCCTACGTTAGCGGCGAAAGAACCGTTAGAATCCCTAGCTACGATGGTTGAAGCACCGTTTGCCGAAGCCGCAGTTGTACGGGCATTTGCTATGGTTCCGCTCGATATATTTGAGGCATTAATAGCGGTTAATGCAACACCATTACCAGAAATAGAAGTGAAAGTTCCAGTAGTAGCAGTAACCACATTAGCAGCGAAACTACCATTAGCGTCTCTGGCTACTATTGTGGAAGCCCCATTAGCAGAAGCGGCAGTAGTTCTGGCGTTTGAGATGGTTCCGCTGGATATATTGCTTGCATTAATATCCGTTAAGCCAGCACCGTTGCCTGATACCGCACCAGATATAGAAACGAAAGTTCCAACGTTACCAGCAAAAGAACCGTTAGAATCCCTAGCTACGATGGTTGAAGCACCGTTTGCCGAAGCCGCAGTTGTACGGGCATTTGCTATGGTTCCCGCCGAGATGTTAGATGCGTTAATGCTGGTTATGGTTAAACCCGCACCAGTAAAGTTTGCTGCCGATACGTTGTTAGTAAAAGTGCCAGCGCCTGTAGCGGTGACGTTTGCAGTTGAGATATTAAGAGCCGCTACGTTGCCTGTGTAAGTTGCAGCAACTGCGTTGGTGTTACCTGTAACAGATAGATTGCCGTTGACCGCAAAGTTACCTACAGACTCAGTACCAACCACGTTAAAGTTAGTGCCATCACAGTAAACCCAGACGGTTGCGCCATTGGGTACAGACACAGAAGACCCGCTAGATGCACGAATATTGACGGCGAATCCACCAGAAGTATTATTCCTGACCACATAGAGTTTTTCAACTAGTGGGGTAATAATATCCCGCACTGCAGCATTTGTACCACCTACCACCAAAACAGCGTTACGGGCTTCATCGGATACGCCGTTAAAACTAGTTAGCGTGTAGTTGGCATCGGTCATAGTAATAGACACTACGCCTGTAATAGACTGTTCTAGTAGAGTTCCTAGATTGGTATTGGTAGTCTGACCCCAGATACCTGACTGGTCGCCATCGCCAATTAGCTCAAGTCTTAGGGTTGGTGAGAATGTGCTTGCCATAATTTATCCTTAATTTGGTACTAATACATCAGTCCAGTTTGGTGTTTGGCTAGGGGTAATTTCGCTCCATGCCGATACCTGCACTGGGTTAATATCTTGCCAATTTGGAGTCTGATCTGTGTTAATGTCACCCCAAACGTTTACGACCTTAAGTTTAACAACAGCCTTGACGCCTGTCACGTTTACCGTAGCATTACCAAATACCGTGACATTGCCGATCCGACCTATTGCTTGGGTGCCAGTAACAAATACTGTTGCACCGCCAGAAATCTCTACGTTGCCTATTCTGCCTACTGCCTTAACGCCCGTCAAATTAACTACAACGTTACCTGTAACCGTTACGTTTCCAAGGCGCCCTACCGCATAAACCCCAGTAACTGTTATTTCTGCACCAGCCTGTACAGTTACGTTACCTATACGCCCTACAGCGTACACCCCAGTCAGGTCAACGACCGCATCGGCTTTAACGTCTACATTACCAACTAGGCAAGGGGTATTAATACCCGTTAACGCTACATTAGCTTCAGCAACAACACTTACAGTCCCTACCTGACCTACGGCATTTACGCCTGTTACATCAATATTTTGGTCTGTTACGACATCAACTGTGCCTACTACCCCTACCGCAGAAACACCTACTACCGTTATAGATACGTCAGCAGCAACACCTAGCGAAGCAAATGGCGACCCTGCATACGGTGATTCTGCAAACATTACTCAGCAGCCTCTGGGGTGTTACCTTCTTCAAGCCATTTTAGGTAGGCTTTATAAAATTCGTTATCTTCTTGTGCTAAGAATGATGTAAAAGAACCATCACCATTATCACGAATGATAAATTTAGAAGGTTTGCCATAAGGACTATCTTGGATAATTTCTTTATACATATTAAAGTTCCGCATTTAAAGCAACATAACCAGTTGCAAAGTTGTTGCCTAGTAACATTGATACTTGACCAACAGTTCCAACACCACTTGAAGTTACTGCATCTAAAAGAACTTGAGTTTGACCAGCACCGTAAGCCGCATCAGCCAAAGTTAAACTATTTAATCCTGTTACAGCAGCACCCCAAGCGGCAATAATTCCAATAGTGCTGTAATCAACAGAAGATGGATTAGCCCTTAAAGTTACTGGCATTTGTAAGAAAGCATAGTGTGATGTTGTAGTTCTAACATTACAAAACGCTAATTGGTTAAATAAAGTTCCTGTAACCGCTTTGTAATAATAACGTTGGCAAAGCTGCAGTTCTGTACCGTAAGGTCTGTAATCAAAGCTAGTAGCTGTAGAGCCTACCTCTAGCTGAACTCCTGTGATGTAGAAAGTTGCTCCGTTTGTGCCGACTACTGATGTTGCACCTGTAGGGAAATAAGATGTACCAGTACCCCAAGCATTAGCAGTTCCACTTACTCCTGAGCCAGCACCTAGAAGAATGTTTAGAAATAAACCAACACCATTAGTTGCACCTATCCAAGTGCCAGTTATATCGCCAGTAATGGTTATTGTTTCATATTCCCAAGTGTTAGCGGCTGAGATTGTATAAGTAAATGGATATAGTCTATTAACAGCACTATTCCAAATAGAACCACCAAAAGTGCCAGTTAATGAACTACGAACCCAAAACGATAAAGTTACTGTCTTTGCATTAGCAGTTCCAAAATCTAAATCTGATGTATTGAACCCTTCTATGGGCTGTTGTAAATAAAATGATTCGTTAGTCCCTACTGTATAAGCAGAAAGTGAAGTTACCCCTAGATAGTTTTTAAATCCTGTAGGGGGTGTTACAGCACCAGCATTTTGTTGAACACTAAACTTAGAAGTAACATCTAAAACTGCTTTCCATCTGTCTAAAGTATAAGCAGAAGCAGTAGGAGTAACACTAGCACCAGCGTTTCTTTGGTCAATAACCATTGCACCATTTATGATGCGATTCTTGAATCCAAAGGTACTATCGGAGTTAAATTGGTCGGCTTGCGTTATTCCGTTTGTGCCGTCTATAGTGATTGGCATATTAAACCTCTATTTGTTTTAACTGCTCAAGCGTAGTTGCTTGGTCAGCTAGTTGGGTAATATCTCTTAGCCGTTGTTTCTCAGCTACGATTGCTGTGGTGTCTGCACCTGACTCTAATGCTCTCTGAAACGCTACATCTTGGGCTTGCAATAAAGGTGTACGCTCTGCTCTTAGGCGGTCTTTAGTAATCGCTTTGGCTTTGTCAAAGTTAATCGTAATCATTCTTGATACTCCCATGCGTTACGGAATGTGCGATCTGTAGGGATGTCGGCAACATCTACAATCTTAAATGGCTTACCAGCTGGCACATCTTTAGCCGCTAATTCTTCAATTGTGTGGTCAACCAAATACTCAGGAGTTGGTATCAAGATTGCTACACCACCATTGTCATTAGGGTAAATAATTCGTTGGTTCATAATTTCTCCTGATTAGCGGAATACTGAAACAGACACAATTAAGTTGTCTTGAGCCGTTCCTGCACCATTCATTGTAGTAATTTGTAATGCTGAAGTTGTTGGAGCAGCAGTAATAGCCAAAGTAATATCGGATGCAGTATACGATGGTCTTGCAGCAGAATAACTGGCTGCATAATTTGCATCAGGCATAGCATTTGTAAAATTAACCGTGTAATTACCAGTACCATTATCAGTAATAGAACTTACATTACCACTTGCACGAATAGCTACAGTACCAGTACCATTAAAGTTAACCCATGCACGACATCCGTATGCAGTAGCTACTGAGCCATAGCCTGAATTAAATTGAAGATTACCGCTATCAACAGTTACTGCGTTTGTGCCATTGTTCTGTAGAGTAATAATTCCACTTGTATCAGCACTCTGAACCAGCCCTGTGGTTGTACTCGCATTTAGTGTGACAGCCATTATGACACTCCTTTTAATGCGTCAATCTGCTCTTGCAGTTTAGCAATCTGTTCTTCTTTGGTTGGCTGTGCTGCTAACCACGCTGCGTACTGGGCTTGTGCCTGTACTACTTCCTCAGCAGTTAGTTCAACTACCTTACGCTCACCAGTAATCACATTCATTTCTATTCTGTCCATGATTTACTCGTAAAGAATGTTGATTGAACCAGCATCAAAAGTGTCTGTGCCGTTTACTGTGGTGATGCGGACTCGGTCAAGAGTTGCTGAAAGTGTTTTATCGCCACCGCTAGTAGTAACATTCGTAGAAAGCAATCTACCAGCTTGAGAAAGCACCCAGTTATTTCCTGTAATATTAATAATTGTTGCTATTCCTTGAGTTGCGTAACTTGCACTATCTTGCCATATTACAAAACCACTTGTTGAGCTCGTACCAGCAGTACCACCTGTGCTATCAGTAGTAACTGAAGTGCTTATATAGCCAGTTGTTTCAATTCCACCTGAATCACCCAATTGAATTAATAAAGCACTACTTCCATTTGTGCTTAAACCTGAATAAACAACGCTAACTCGTTTTACCCAGCTAGGAATACTAGTAAAGTCAACAGAAGTTCCGCTTGCTGTAACAACAGTTCCTCTAGTTAAAACACCTACACCTGTAGGAGTTCCGCCAATTGTTGGGCTTGTTAAAGTTTTATTTGTAAGCGTTTGAGTAGCTGAATCTACAACAACATTTCCGCTTGTGGCTGGTAAGTCTAATACAGTAGTACCAGCAACGGCTGGTTCTTGTAATGTAACGCTACCTGAAGTACTTCCTTGAAGTATGATGCTCATAATGATTCCTTATAAAACGACC